GTAGGTGTAGCTGTACCACCGGCATTTTGTGCCACTGGTTGAGCGTTGTAAATTGGACGTCCAGTTGAGTCGGTTGCGCCCATAAGTAGTGACCATTGTGAAACGCCAGCCACGTATGCAGTTGCAGTGCGCTTTGTTGCGCTATATGCCGCAGCTGATTCTGTTGCAACGAATGAGATAATGCCAGCTGATGAAGCTGCAGTTGTAGCTGCCTGTGTTCCGCCAGCTGTGATTTGTGCAATTACATATTCGTCAGTTGCCTGAGCGTATGCGTCGCGCAAATTCTGGAGCATAATTTCATAAAAGCTGGGATCAGACCGGTCGAGGATCTCCACCGAGTAGCGCTGGAAGCCCATTTTTTTAATTACTGTTGCATTTACATAACTTGAGGTAATTGCGGTTGTTCCTGTTGGATCTCCACCTTCTGCCACTGTTGCGGCAGTCGAGTTAGCAGTGATTTTAGGAATTGACACTGTCATGCCATAAGTTGAAAGCGGACGTGTGCCGCCGCAAGCGTCAATTGTTGGACGACTTGAAGTTGTGTTTTGTGCAACGTCGCGCACGTATGAAACTGGTGAGAACGCTGGATTTGTTGAGAAGCTGTCGTCAGCTGCTTTGATGTACTGGCGTGAGTCTTCGTTGCCTAATCCTGCTTTGATTGTGTGCTCAAGATATGACCCACCTGTTGTAATAGGTGAACGTGGTGATGTGAAATAGAGCGGGCGTGAAGCCTCGACCTTTTCGACTTTGGAAGCCTCAACCGTTTCGGCTGCGACTTCTGGAACGGCTGTAGGTGTTTCCACTTTCGTTTCTCCTTCGGTTGATTGTTCCTCTGTCTCCGGTTCGGATTCAGAATTGTTGTTTTCACTAGCTGCAATTTCAACCTTTGCGCTGGCAATGGCTGGATCTGTGACCAATGAAACTTCTTTGAGCGCACTTGCGCTAACTACCAAAACGCCGTCAACGTTTTTGTACTTCTGAGCAATTACGCCAACGCTGAAACCGTCTCGCAATCCTGTGCTGGCCTCGACCAACGCGTCAGATCCTGCAGTTGTCTGGCCAATAGAAAACGTCGCGTAAATGCCTTGATCGTCTTCTTTGTAGCTTTTCAAAAATCCAATTGGACTTTCGCGACGGTGCTCAAGTAAAAGTTTTGTGTTTTCGCCCAAAGTAATTGAGCCTTTTTGAAACATGGTTGATCCAGAGCTTGTGACGCCTTCTTCATTCCATGTGACAATGCGGCCGGATAATTCGCGCTTTGGAAAGTCTGCGGCCTCGACTTTAATTGAAAAATCCATTTTGATTGGTTTTTGTATGCTGTAGGTCATCTGATCATCTCTTCTTCTAGTCGGATTTCATCTGAGGTTAAAGCGCCAATATCGTAAAGAATTTTGTACACGTCTGCGCGTTCTTTGGCTGATCCGCGCAAATAATCGTCTAGGTCAAATTTAACTTCTTGGCTTGCAGGTACAAAATCATTTGCCATGCCAGTCATTGACAATCGCTCTTCAATGGCGCACATAATTGGACGCAAAGAGAAGTCCAGCAAAGATTGACGGGCCAATGTCGCGTTGCTATAGGTCATACTTGATCCTGATTCAGCGTCCACGTAATACGCCGGAATGCCAGTAACTCGCGCTAATTCAGTTGATACGTATGAACGGGCTTGATTGAGTTGCAACTTCTCAGGATCAAAGCCAAGTGCCTGTAACTCAACGTCTGCATTAAGAAAAGCTGTTGAACGATTGCGACGAGCTTGGCCCCAGGATTCGAGCAACTTAGCAATACGATCTGCCGGCAATGCAACGCCGTTTGATTTCAAAACCATTGTAGGCACAGGTTCGCGTGCGTACATTGTCGCAGCGCGTTCTAATTCTGCGCCAGCTTTAATTGTGCGGCCTGCACGATTCAAAATGCCCTCGTCTACGCCGTAGAAAACTGCAAGACTTCCAACGCCCTCGTAAGGCACTGGAATTGAGTCAACGCAGTAATATTCAATCTCTGTGCCGTTAGCATTTGTTTTTATTGTGACGCGTGTAGGGTCAATGCGTTCAGCACTGCGAATGCGATATGTGTCGGCGTAGATTTCCAAAATACGCATGTAGCCGTAACCGTATAGCAATAAATCCTCCGCGAGCCATGCATAAGTAGCAAAACCGGGAACACGTGGATCTGGTTGGTTAATTACTTTTGGCGGTGATTCAACTCGCGCACCGTCTTGTTTTGTACGCACCTTAAGCGGAATGCTGGCAACGCTGGAAGAAATAATATTTCTAGCGCGAGCGCACGTTGGCACTGACATGAATTCGACGCGTGAAGCTGTAATGCCTGCAACGCCGTAAATATTATAAAGAGAGCTAGTGACATTTACTGGCGCAAGTGAAGCTTCAATGTCAGAGGACGCCACAGGCGCTTGCGTTGTGACTGTGCGCGAAAATAGACCCATAAGCGGAAGTGTAAAGGTCGCGTATACACTTATGCTGTGAAAATGTCTATCTCCATTTCAGGGCGTGTCGCGAAATGAGTTGCTAAAGCTGAGGCCACAGCTGCACAGACGGCAACGCTTGAGGCGCGCCGTCCGATAATCCAGCCGCCGTCGCCCATAGGTAATCGAACGGCCGATAGTATCTGCTTGGACAATTCTGCCTGTTTGCCATGGATCAGACGCTTTGAGGTAATTGCTCCCAATAATTCGTCACAACTTTGGCCATAAAGAGCGCCGTCAATGTCAATGATTGGAATGCCTGCCGGTGCAAGCCGCGCAGCTATGGCAGAGCTTGTCCGTTTGCTAAAGGCCACATATTCCACAGGATACTTGCGAGCATAAGGCGCAATATCGTTGGCAATGGCTTTATCGTCAAGCGAAATAGGATTGTGCCAAGTGTGGAGCAGCTTAATCACAAAAGTGTCATCTGGATTTTTCTGAGCCGCGACTAATGCACAATCTCGACGATCCGGTGAAGAGTCAAGGCCAAACCACGTCAGCTTGTCAGGATCTAACTCGACCTCAGCGCCGCCGCACTCGTTCCATTCCTTTGCCGGGATAGCGCCGCTAATTGTGTTGACCCAGCGACACAGCACCTCAGTCTGCACAACGTCAGGCGGATCGTTGAGCACTGCCCGGATATTGTCTGCGTGGATTGTGTGGCCAAGCGCCGGATTGCTTGCGACCCAGTTTTTTTCGTCAGTAATTTTGTCGGAATAGGCCGACCACTCAAAGTAAGCAATGTCGTCATCTGATCCTGCAGCGCTGGCCATGCCTCTGTCGCGCAGCTGATTCAAAATTAAACTGTGCTGATCACCGGCGTTGGAAAATGTCCACAGCTGAGGATTTTTTGCAGCCATCATGGTGTATCGCATAGCTGACCACGCTTCGGTGTCTTTCAGCTGACGGGTTTCGTCCATATAGACCGTCTCAGGCTTTGCAAATCCGCGAGCAGCTGCGTTGGCCGCCTTGACTACGTAGCGAGCGCCTGACTTTAGCTGAATTTCTTCCGATCCATGCGCCCAGCGGATTTTTTGAACTTGCTTTGCTAGTGACTCATTGCTTTCAATGATATTTACAATATGCCGAAATGTCTCAAGTGAGGTTGTCAGCACGTGAGCACTGCCCAGCTGTAACGGTTCATTCCACAAAAACATACGAGCAAGAATGCTCATCTCCATAATTGTACTTTTGCCATTCTGCCTAGCGGCCACGACAGTCACAACGGGAGACTTCCACCGGCCGTCAGGCTTGACTTTCATAGCGTGTTCAAAGACAAACTTTTGCCAAGGCATAAGCTCAATGCCAATAGAAGCTGCAAAATCTATGACTTCATGCCCTCTAGACGGCAAATCATTAAGCGCTGAGTGGATTCTAGGCGTCCCTGAGCCAATAAGCCCCGGAGATTGCGGACTCATTCCCTGTTCATCTCTGCTCGCCTCTGATACGACCTGTAGCGCCCTTTTTTGACCCTGTGCAGCCTTAGTCATGGCTTGTGCTCTCTTGTTGTGGTGAAAATAGGAAAGG